GAAGAAGATTTATTAAATAAAGAATTTAAGAAAAGAAAAAAAGATTTGTTGAAAGATTTATATATACAACTAGCTGCATTAGATGACAGATATATGTTTACTCATAAATCAGAATTTAAAACTAAGGAATATATTGTGGAATATGAAAATATAAAAAAACAAATACATGAGTTAGAAAAATGACAAATAAAGCAAAAGAAAAAGGCGATGCAGCAGAGAGGGAAGCAGCCGCACTTTTAACAAAATTTACAGGATATGAAGTTGAAAGACGTTTTGGGGCGGGTCAAGAAAAAGATAAGGGTGATTTAGTTGGTATTCCTGATACTGTTTTACAGGTAGCTAATTGGAAAGATACTAATGCGGCTGTACTACAAAAGCCTAGAGAAGCAGAACAGCAAAGAATAAACGCAAAGGCAAAACATGCAGCAACATTAGTTAGATATAAAAAAAGGCCAGGATGTGCAGAAGGTGATAACTGGCGTGTTGTATTAACTATTCAACAGTATGCAAGATTAATAAAATGATTGCACATCAGAAGTTAATAAAAGATCAGATGGAAAAAGAAGATGCACATAATCTTTTTGGTAGGTGGTGGGAAAATGTAGATACAGATATTAAAAAAGCAGTTGTACAGGAAATAGATGTTAGAACAGCTACTAATTTAATAAAAAGATATGAATGGCTACAATGTATGCCAGCTATGGTTCAGTATTGCTATGGTATTTATTTTGAGGGTAACTTAGGTGGTGCGGTGGTTTATAGCACAGAATATAGTGAAAACTTAGGACATTGGAATAAATTTGATTATACAGGAAAAATTATTTTACTTAGTAGAGGTGCTTGTGTTCATTGGTCACACCCACATAGTGCTAGTAAGTTAATAACACAAAGTATGAAAATGTTACCTAGTAAATATAAAGTAGTAACTGCAACTGTTGATGAACTAGCAGGTGAAATAGGTACTATCTACCAAGCCTGTAATTTTACATATATAGGGTCTATGAGAGAAAACAACCCTAAAGTTAATGATAGAGATAATGACAGGTTTGGTGTAGAAATAAAAGGTAAATTGTATGGTGCAAGATCAATAAGACAAAAACTAGGTACGCAAAAAAAAGAAGAAATACTAAAAATGTTTCCTGATGCAAAATTTATACCGCAAAAAAGTAAGCGTAGATATTTTTATTTTTTAGGAAATAAAACAGAAAAGAAATATTATAAATCTAAAATACAAGAATATATAAAAGAATATCCTAAAAGAAGTTGACAGGGGTATACCCTTGATATATATTAAAAGAGTACACAACACCGAGAGGTTTTCCAAATGACTCAAGCATTACCTGAGACACACCCAAATTTAGACAGAATTATTAATGGTACAGAATGGTGTACAGAAAAAAAACAAGTAGTACAAACTCAATTTACTTTTACAGATTTAGAAAAACAAGTAATGAATCTTTTTTCTATTAATTGTTATGTTAAAGGTTTGTACAGCGATACTGACCCTGCATTTACATTACTAGATTGGGAAGATGTACAACCACTTAAAGAATTACTAGGTTTAACTACTAATCAACTTAAAGGTATTGTAGGTTCACTTGCAAAAAAATCTGCTATAGAAATAGAAGTAAGAGGTGATACACCTGCTGAAAAGGCTATTTGGGGTCAAGATTTATACTGGATTTCAAAAGAATGTTTTGATTCAATAGCTGATGAAAAAGAGGAGGAAACAAAAAATGTCTAATTTTTTAATGATACTTTCAGCTACAGGGTTGTTTTATACAGCCCTATCATCAACTCTATATGACATGACAGTTACAGATTGTAATGCAGGTATAGAACTAGCTTGTAAGGAGGTAAATAAATAAATATAGTCGGGAAGCCTGATAGTTGGGTTGCAAGATTTCCTAACTTGAAAGTTATACAACACCTACTCATCTAGGAAAAACAGGGCAAGTATTGGACTTGATCTATCTCCCGACTATAATAAAAAAAACAAGTCTGCGCCTTTAGGTTAGATAAGCCCCTTTAGATGGACGTCTTTCTTGTTTTTCTGCTTATCATTAGCCCCTTAACAGGGGCTTTTAATTGTCTAATTTAATTTAGGAAATAGTTTTTGCTCTAACAAATCAACAGCCCTGTCATCTAATGTGTTTGTAGTTTGTTTACAAATAGCTCTTAATAAATCAATAATTAACCTTTTGCATCCTGTAGTAGAAAGAAAGCGTAATAGTATAGGCTTTAGAATTTTGTACATAGTTTGTTTTGCTTTACAAACATATTGTAGACGTTAAATTTAATATGGTCATCTAGGCTACCTGATCCCCATTGCCAAGCATAGGTGGCCTTTTATTACCTTCTAGGCTTTATTTCTGCAACAGCCAGTTCAACCTCTTTCAATCTATGAAAAACTTCTTTCATATCGTCGTGCATATTATCTATTTTGTCTGTTAATAATTCTATTGCTGTTGTATTCCTTACTAAGTCATCCCTTGATTGTCTGCCTCGATAACTTATAGATCCGACCGAGACAAAGCAGGCCGTTAACATTGCCCCACCTACTGCTGCTACTACTTCTATCACTTTTCTTAACCTTGTTCTACAGCTATTATAGATTAAAAACCTATGACAGAGCAAAAATCTAAAAATCCTCTACAGAAAATTAAAGAAAAATTTGAAGATAAAGAAGAACAGCTAGAGATACTTGGAACGTTTATAAGGTTAGGTGTAATGGTCTGGGCTGGTTTTATTATTAGCCTTAATTACATAACAATTCCAGGCATAACAGAAGATAGAGAAGTTAAAGATATAACATTCATAGCTTCAGTATTTACAGGCTGTTTAGCAACTTTTAATATCACACCAGGCGGTAAAAAAAAGAAAGATGAAAAGATAGAAGAGGGTAAAGGTGTTGCAAACTCTAGCGAAAACGTGCAAACTATAAGAATAATACAAGAACCAATAAAAATTATTGGTGTAACAGAAATAGATCCTAAAACAAAAGCATGAAAAAATTAATCCCATTATTACTTCTGACTTTTAGCCCTGCGGCATACGCTGATATAACACAAAAGTTCACAACATCTGCACAGATTTCGGTAGATATGCCTTACTCTGTTACCAATAAACTTGGTACGACTTATTCAATAACAGGTACAAACATCACTCCAAGCGTGACATCAGGAGGTTCTACAACATCTAATGCCATAGGTGGTTTAAATGTAGGCAGCTTGACCGCAGGTGTACCTGCCATGATTCAAACTGATAAAGCCGTAACAACAGCAGGGTCAAGTTTTGCTCTTACTGAATCGGTGACTATGGGAGATGCGACACCATCAGCAGTTACTCCATCATCAGGCATAGCAGCACTACCACACTTAGGAGGTCAGACAACAATAGGTAGTGGAGGTACTCTTGGATCTGGAGCTATGACCTCTTTATCATCAGGTGTTCATACTTGTAGCGGTGCATTTGGATCAGGTTCTAGTTGCATTGGATCTACTACTGTACAAATAACAATTGATTAAATTTTGGCTGCTATTAATAATATTATTTCCTGTCAAAACCTTTGCAAATCCAGTAGTTCCTACCTTCCGAACAGGAAGTTCCTCGACAAACAGCACTTCTCAATCAGTAATAACCGAGAGCATAACCAGTTATCAATATCGGACAGGGTACACTTTAAGTGTTTCAGGCACAAATATAGAGAGTGCAGATGTTAATGGATATATTAATTCAATACCTACCGCAGAAGCTACACAGACAACTAGTGGCATTAACTTCTCATATACAAGTCCTACGTTGGAAGGTGTGCCTAGATGGAAAATAGTAAATTCTGGACAGCCATTTTCTCTCGTAGAGTCAGTCATGGGAAGTGGTTTAGACACTATAACGAAAATAGATCGGGTTATAAATACCACAACAACAACCACAGTAGAAACTACCTTTGGTCAGTAATTCTTGTAATCCTTTGCCCTGTAAGGGTTTTGGCTAATACAACTGTAGCTTCTCCAAGCAGCCAAGCACAAGGAACAGTTAATAATAATGCAACTCAAATAATGCCGAATAGTAGTCCTCAATTTAGAATGTCGCAAGGTATTGTTTGTAGTTCTCCTAGCCTTACAATTACTCCTTATGTAACCGATTCTCATACATTTAATTTACCAAGACAAACAGTAACCAAACAAAATATTTACGATGAAGATACTGGTGCTATAAAGTACGTCCAAGAAACCCCTAGATTTGAAAAAGATAATTTTAATATTAGTTATGGAATTTCTGCACAACTAAACATTCCATTAGGAACATCTCCAAAACTTTGTCATAAAGCAACTGAGATTAATATTAAAAATCAAGAGTTGTTATATAAGAAAACTTCGCTTGAGCTTGCACTTTTTAGACTTAAGGTTTGCTCAGAGCAAGCGAATCTTGGTGTTACATTTACAGGTAAGTACGCTTCAATATGTGAGGGCATAAAAGTTTCAGTTCCACCTAATCAGGTGATTCCTCACACTCATTCTTTGACTTCCGAGAAGTAAGTTTCTTTATTAAATTCTTTACTATAGGTTTTACTAAATTTAAAATAATAGGAGTAGTCGCAGCCACAGTAGCAATAGCAGCAGTAGAGACAACAGTACTAAATTCTGGGAGGTACTGATCTTTGAACGGAACGTCCTCATACAGCGTTGTGCATATAGTTCCATCTTCGCTTCTTTTATGATCTATAACACGTTCTAGCTTCTTTTCGTTACGAAAATCTCCAACCCTCTGATCTGATTTTCCAGGACACTCTACAAATACATCTTCTTTTTTCTTGTTCTCTGGGATCTTAGCTTTAGGTGGTTTCCCTTCTGGCAAAGGCTTTTGTTCCTGTTCTACTGGTGCAGCTTCCTCAACAATAATTAATTGATCTGGTTGATAATTAAGAGGATAAAAACTTGGATAAGGGCAGTTACTACTTACTCCGTTTGGATCTTCTATTAATAGATTTCTATTACCTGTATTCTTGGTGTCTCTGTGATAGTAAGTACAACCTATAATCTCTACATTTGAATGTTCATAATTAGGTAAATATGTATAAGGTATATGAATCTCAGGTATATGAATCTCTGGAATACTTATCTCAGGTATTTCCAATTATTTTTTTGGTGGTGTTGGTATAGATATACCTGTTGTTTTTGGTAAGGCATTGTCCATCACATTTGGAAGCATACCTTTTACCTCAAAAAGTATAGAGTTCATAATTTTTGTTTTAAATTGCTCAGAGGTTACATACTTATAACCAAAATACCCTCCACCGATAACAGAAGTTACCATTATGAATGAGACAATACTCAAAACATTAGCGATTTTTTGAAACATATGATTAAAGAAGTAGTTAACAAAAT